CATTCTTGCATCGCAGTTCTTGACAAATAAAAAACATGCGAGAACGAGATACGTTTTGACGAGGGGTAACTTTGTTGCTTGCTCACAATGCTGCCATACGTTCAGAGAGCGATTTGCAACGATGGACGCCTGGATTGTTAAAACAGACTGCGTGAATAAAAATGACAGATTTCTTAAGTGTGATGTTTGCGAGCAAAAGATATTTGCTAGAGAATTGATCAGATTAGTACTTGACAAGCAAGGTGATAAGTGCTATAATAGTCACATGCGATGAGAGAGAACTACTTTCTTTTGTCGCATCGTTTCATTTTTATTTTTCAGCAAAATGTCTAGGTTCCGTGATTGGCAAGAAACTCGTAAAGAGATTTCTTTGCAACGCCTTGAAGAATTACATCCGGGCACTTCGGATACTTTCGGGTACGATGAAGCTCCGCCGGAAAAGATTTTTGAGTACGAAGGCGATTGCTGGATTACTCAACAAAATGATGGCGACGGTAGTTACTTCTGGACATTTATTGAGCGAGACGATTACGCATCGGAAGACATTGAAATGCTTGAGATGCGTTTGTTTCTTTGGATGAACGAATACGGACACTCTTTTTGATTTTTAATCATGCAACTCACAAAAGCTGACATCATGAACTTTCGCGCTCAATTCAAGTGCAAGCAGGACATTCTTGATTACGCACTAGAAATCAATCAGGAGATCGCAGATTGCTATGACAGCGGTGCAATCAATTTGTACGCACAAGCAGAAGCGTTAAAGCTTCACATGTATTTGTTTGGGAACACTCCTGCGGATACTTTCAGAGAATACGTCAGTTATGTGCACAAAAAACTAGATCGACCCAACTTTCTTTGCGGTATGCCGGGCGTTACTTACTCAGAAGTGGAAGGTTAATACTTGACAAATAACGTGATAACTGCTACAATGCCCTTGCTGCGATGAGAGCGTTAGTTTTTGTCGCACTTTTGTTCATTTGCATTTATTTCCGTGACAAACAAACAAGCAATTTCAATGTTTAATGATGAATGGGCGCATTACATTAAGTTTCGCTGCCCAGAATACAAAAATGATGTTGTTGCAAAACGACAAGCATTTGTCGATTTTATCGACACATTGCATAGAGATGGCGAGATAACTGATCGCCAAGCAAATTCCTGGGCAAATCCTTTTTAATTTGAGAATTGATTAGTACTTGACACGTAATCTAATACGTGCTATAATGTAGACATGCGACGAGAGAGAACTATTTTCTTTTTCGTCGCATTTGTTTCTTTTGTTTCTAACAGATTTCAATGACTAACAAAGTTTTCAAATGGACATGCGAGTACACAGATACATTTGCTGGTGAGGCAAATTATTCGTGGGTGCGTCGCGGTACATTTTTTGCACAAGAAAATGCAACGCAGCGACAAATTGTTACTGCGGCAAAAAAAGAACTCGGGCTGACTGGTGTTCGTTGCAAAACATTTGATAACGGAGACTATTTTGAACTGCGCCCGATTGGTAGCTGCACGGTCGCATTTGTTAATTTCTACGAACAAGTTTGATTATGAAAGTTCAACAAGTGCAGGAGTTTCGCTTGTTTGACAGGCGAGATCCAAAACAATTAGTCATTGTGCGATTTTATCGCAATACATTTGTCGGTGGCTTTTTTATGGAGAAGACAACACAAAAGGGCAAGGTTATTTCTGCAGAGCCTGCGACAGAAGAATTTGCACAAATTGTTCTTGATCAGGCCCTGCTTTCTTTGCCGAAGCAAGACATTGAAATTACGAAACTTTCTTCAGGCGCTTGATTCATGACTCCCCAGCCTTCTTATTTCTGTATCGCAAATCTTGGTGATGCTGATCCATTTGAATACGGCGGTGCATTTGTTTGCATTGATCGCCGTGGCATTTATGATCCAATTATGCTGATGTATGATGAAGATTTCAAAAAACGCAGCGAGATTACGTTAGAGCCATGTCATCGCATTGTTTCTTCAGTAGGAAAAATTCTTTCTGTTGGTACAAATAAATACCATGCGATGTATCCTGAATGGTTCAGTGAATCTCTCGAACAGGTTGCAGAATTTCATGGGCGAGACTTTGATGATTTTGTTAGCGAATTAGTTAGTACGGATGTTGTGAGGCGAGCTAGCGCTTATTTGGCACTTGTTAGTTATCACGGCGTCAATGAGTTTGATCACTACCCGCACATTTATGAAAACAAAGAAGATGCCAGGAATTTTTGCGATCAAATGTTAGCGCAGATTGAAGAATCAAAAACTTGGTGGGATGGTTATTTTACAAAGGAGGTAAATTAGTACTTGACACGTAAGGTGATACGTGCTATAATACAAAGGAACAGGCGAGAGAAGTAGTTTCTTTTTTCGCTTGTTTATTTGTTCACCCGTTCTTTTTATTTCGCAGACTGATGACACTCGACTTGCAAGTTGCAACACGCAACAAAGTTAACGCAAAAGCAAATTACGTTTCGACGTATTTGCAATCGCTTCTCTCAAATTACTTTGAGAAAAAAGTTGTTAAGTTCACGCCTTACAAAACATGGACGGCGCAGATCAAAAAAGAGATTGACAATTTACAGCAGCAGTTGCAAGACAATAAGTTCAGAATTGTATTTAATTTCGGACATGGAAATGTTTACGCTGAATTAGATACAACATTTCCTGTTGATGGTGGCGGTGTTCGATACATTAAGCAACATTTTTATGTTGCACGATTTAGTGAAGATACAGGGGCGCTGACAGAAGTTTCATCTGTCGATTCATTTCGTACAGATTACACAGTGCAAGAAATTACAGATAAAGCACAGAAGCTTTCCGAGCTAGACAAAATTACTCGTGAACTTAAGTCTGAACTCTCGCGTTTCTACTGATGCTTAATTATTCAGACGAGTACATGATTGATTTAATCTTCAACAAAGAAGATCATTCAATTTTTCGTCGCATTTCTTTGTTCACAAATCAAGAATGGCAGTTTTTGTTCTTGATTGATTCGTGGCAGCCGTGGTGCATTTCGCCCCGATTTTATTTGTATCTGGGGCGAGTTCGATTGCAGATCAACTTTGCAATGAATTGCTGGTTGCCGCCGATTCATTTTAATGTTTCGTTCAGCAAGTTTTTTAAGGGCGCAAGATTTGCTTTTGCACGACGCTCTTGGACTAACAATCTCAAAGTTCTTTTCGCTCGCTAATTTCAAAATGAAACAACTTACATCAACTGCCCCTTTCGAATGTTATTTGTACGTCTACAACTGTAGATCGGGGGAGGAATTTTTTAGAGAGATCAAAGATGATGACTTGCTTGATTTAGAAACTCAAGTTATTCACTGGGTGAAAGATCATTTCGGCGATGAAGTCGAAGTTGATTTGCCCATTGTTCGTGGTCTTGAGGGCGAATACTTTGCAAGCATCAAGACGGATTTTAATGCGCCCGACTCCGTAATTTCCTGGGAATCTGGAGGATTCTATCTCAAATGAAAGACTTTTACAGCGACTACAAAGAGTTTATTCACGCATGTGTTGCAATTTCTGCAGGTACAACGATTGGGTTCGTATGTGCTAGATTTATCAACGAAAAACTAAGTAATCACGCTTTTTACAACTGCCCAGCAGAGCAACTTATTTTCATGAAAGATGCTCTTGTTGGTGGAAAGTACATTTGTCTTAAAAAATGAGCGACGACTTGAGCAAGTTTGTTGACGAAGATGTTATTCGCATCATTCGCACGTCGATGAGTTACAAGCACATTAAAAAGTCAAAGGATCATGAAAATTTGTCTGACGTTTCTTTGTCCGCATGTTCAGCGAATGTTTTATGCTACTTAAAAAGCAAGTACAGAAAGAAGTATTTATTCACACAGAAGACACTATGCGACATTGTTATTCTTGCTGCTAAGCAGATTTTGATTAAAGAGGGTATTTACAAGAAAGGCGAACAGATTAGTACTTGACACGTAACGTGCAACGTGCTATAATAGCAATGTCAGCGGGGGAAAGAGTAGTTTCTTTTTCTCGCTGATTTATTTGTTCACTGTTTTTTTCGCAGATTCATGACTGTTTCAACCGACAAAACCACTGACGCGATTTTTGAACTGCTCGACAAATTTAATTTTGAGCGCATCGAAAAATTGATGCACGCGATTGATTGGAAATGGGCGATGCACGATGGATTGCGTTTCCCGACTATTGATGAAATGCGCGATAAGTGCATCAATCTTTTGTTTTCTGCAAAGCGTGATTATGACGTAGTTTCGTCTGGAGGTTTTCAAGCGAGCTACAAATTTAATTGCGATGGTGAGGAGATTTTTACACTGCGTTTTATTGCTGCAGAAAATTACATTCGCTTCTGATCTTAATTTCACGCACACTTTTCTTTTTCAGTCATGACAATTACTTGGGAGGATTTTTCACGTGGATTTAACGGCGGGAGAATTGAATCTGATGAACAATGTATTTTTGAAGACGAAGAAAGCGAAGGGGGCGAAAAGCAATTTGTTCAATTCGCTGTTCAAGAATACACAAGCGATGAAGAAGATTTCTTTGGGACTTGCGTTTCTAAGTGGGAGATTATTTTAACACTCACGGACATTCGTGAGCCCGAGTACAAAATTGAACGACAGTATTTGATTGGGCGAGACTATGCACGTGCAAATTACGCACAAGATTTCTGCGAGTATGTCGTAGAATCAATTACAAAATACGGGAATCTTTCACGTCTGCCCTTCTCTGAAATTATTGATTGATTTATGAAAGCAAATCTTTCCGCAAGCTATCGCAAGCAGCGCTTACAAAAGTTTCGTATTTTATTTGAAGACATAAAAGCAAGAGGATTTATTGGGTGGACAATTATTGAAGAATGTATTAACCTGGAAGATGCGTTGAATTATTTCAAAAAGAATTTCCCAAACAAGGAGGTCATTCAGATTTCTGAGCTAAGAGATTGATTCTGCGCACAGAAAGATTCGTGAGCCCCCTCCAGAAGCCTCTGGAAGGGGGTTTTTATTTGCGCTCAGGGGGATTCATGCCGGAGGGGATTTGAGAGGGCTTGCAGGGGCATTTGTGCGAGAGGGGGATTCATGCGCTCAGTCGAATAGATTTGCACGCAAAACAGATTTGCTATGAGCAGAGTTGCACGCACTGATGAATTTAGTTTGATTGAAGTCAAACGTAGATTAAAGTATGCGAAAGAGTATTTGCAAAGATTTAAGACGCAGAGAGTTTTATTTCTCGCCCCTGCGAATCCTGCGTCACTCCCATTTGTTTCTTTGCAAGGGTACGATAGTGAAGATGAATACAATTTTGTTAGCGCAGTTGAATTAAAAGAAGAGTACGTGCGAGAATGTGTAAGAAGCAATCGAGAGCTATTTGTTGATAATAGCAATTATAAGTTTTATCATACGACGAGTTATGTTGATGATTATTATTGTTCGCTGCGCAGATTATTTAGTTTGACGTGCATGTGCTTAATTAACAAGTACGAACAGATTGATTTCAAAGTAGTTGTTTGCCTGGGGAGTTTACATCATGCGCCGAGATTGTTTTATCGCAATCGACAAGGAAGATATTTGTATGAAAAATTAGTTGCGTATGATGATTTGCAATAAACTTAAATAGATTAGTACTTGACAGGAAAGGTGATACGTGCTATAATAGCAGCATGAGCAAGAGAAAAACTATTTTCTTTTGCTTTGTTGTTTATTTAATTTAAGATCATGTTTGTTTGCTATCAGGTTGTTCATCACAACTTCGGGAAAATTCCTTCACGCACTGCTTATGTTCAATTCAGTGAATTGATTGCGGCGATTGATTTCTGTGATCAAATGAATAAAAAGAATTACGATGATAACTTAAATGAAGAAAAGATTGCCGTGACGTATCATTTTGAGTACGTTGCCTGATAGCTTTATTTTGTTCACTCGCATTTTTAATCATGCAAAGCATCAAAGCATTTTCGATTGTTGAAAGCGAGGGTATTCACTGCGACGTGTTTTATGAAGCAGGAAATTACTACGCAAGTGTTATTCAATACAACAAAGAGATTTGCACTTATGGCCCAAGCAAAAGTAAGGAGTCTGTAATTAAAGAAGCAATTCAAGCATTTAATTTCAACTGAGAATTATCATGAACAGCATTGCTGCATCGTTTTGCAAAATTAACTGCTTGCGCGGCAGTTATTATTGGCGCCCCCTTAATTGTTGCTAGTGCATCAGATTTGTATCGCATCGAAGTTGAAAAGTATTTGGAATACAAGGCGTGTTTAGTTGCTGCTGAACTAAATAATTTACAACCCAACTGCAAGCTTTAATTTGTAGATAAAGTTAGTTTTATTTACTCGCCCCTTTGCTATTCGTAGCGAGGGGCTTTTTTGTATCTGCGCATAGAGCTTTTATTTATTACGTCACCTAGATTTATTCTTTGCGCTCATTACATCTTCGTTTAATTTCTTTTATGTGTCGCTCACGTTAGTGAGCGCTCGAATGCGACCCATTTACGGGGAGCTTTCGATTTGGCTGTTTGTTTATTTCTTCGCAGCGTGCTATTATTTCGTCGTTGCAGTATTTCTTATGCAAGAAATTCATTCGTCGCAGTTTGATGAAAGTGATGACTTAATTGTTGATGAATCATCTGCGTCTTTAGACGCCTCGATTACTGATGAGAATCTCGCGCATTTTGACGCCGATGCAATTTTAAACTCTCGCGCTACTTATTCTAAATCGTATTTTATTAGAGAAGGTGGCGCTAACTCTGAAACGGAAAAAGAATTTGAAATTTTTAAGTTTTGGCTGAATTGTGGATCGGGTAGATCTATCCCTTATCTAGCAAATATATTTAATTTACAAGAAACCAGACTACATTCGCTTGCAAAGAAAAACAATTGGGCGACTCGTACAAGTGACTACGACATAGATACTTTACACGAGAAGCTTAAATTAGAGCAAGACGCTAGAGCTATTGAACATAAAAAGCGATTAGAAGATTATCGCTTGCAACAAGAATATCTTGGGCGAAATTTATCTGTGAATGCTGCGAAGCTAGCTGCATTATCGCAAAGAACACTTGATGAGTATTTAGATTCTAATCGCGCTGTTGATATTCGTGATATCCCGTCGATACTTAACAGCGCTGCAAAAATTGCTGAGGTGGGCAAGAATTTGCAATCGGGCGCATTAGGTGTTGAGCAGTTACTTGTTGCATTAGAGGAGGCGGATTTTGATGAGTAACTGCGATTTGTAAATTACTTGGGCGCTGAAGATTTGTTGTTTGGCGCCTGTGATTTCTTCCCGCTGGCGATTCATTCCGATTGGGCTCCTGCGCCAACATAAAGATATAAGAGAGTCACGAATTTACCCCTGTGGTCGCCTGATTTATTTGCCTGTGGAAAACAATCGTGTTATAGTTTTGACCTCCAGATCCCTTCTGCCGCAAGGGCAGTAAATTTGTTCTACCGTTTCATTCATGACAACCTCCCCTTACGAGAGTCCGCACAAACATTTGTGCTTTGCCATGTTTCATATCAATGAAGCAGATAGTATTGTTCATAAAATAGGCGACAGAAAAATAGAATTGCGTGATGTCGCCGTTCTATTTGCAATGATGTCATGCTGTGATTACAAGACTGGCAAGGTTAGATTTGTTGCAAAAACGCTTGCAAAGAGATTAAACATTACAGCTACTAATTTTTCTGCAAGTGTTAAGCGATTAAAGCAAGAGTTTTTAGTTGCTCTTGTGCTTGAGCAAAATGGTGATAAATACTATGTGATTAACCCTTATTTGTTTTCTGTTGGGCGCAGACAAAAATGGGGGCATTTGGTTTCTTTGTTTTCTGAGGCGATTAACTGATATTTCATTCATTCATTTATCGCATTCATAATTTGCATTCATCGCATTCATTCATAATTTGCATTCATTCATAGCATTCATAACTTACATTCATTCACGCATGTCATTCAAATTACATACATTTGCGCAGACGCTAGATTTACATTCTAAGCGACATTCTCTCTAGTGTGCTAGACTTATTTGTTGCGTAGATGTATTTGTTAATTACATTTATTTGTTACTCGCATTTGCTTGTTATTTAGATTTGTGCAAAACTTTATTTATTTGCAATTTAGATTTATTTGCAATTTGCAAAGATTTATTATTCCAGGTGATTTGTTAAATATATTTATTTGTTAGCGATTGCTATTTGTTAGTTAACGATTGCTATTTGTTATTTAGCAAATGCTAGTTATTTGTAATACACAGTAATTTGTTAAATATATTATTTGCTGCAATGTGCTAAATGTTGTTTAACGATTGCAATGTATTTGTAACTAACAACGATTTCTGATAAATAGAAATACTTTGCATGTGCTGAGTATTTGTAACTAGCAGGGATTCCTGGGGAATACTGTTTAACAGCAAATGCTAGTTATTTGTATTTGCGTTGAATCGTTACTTTATACTTTATAGTTAGTTAAATGTTAAAGTATAGCTATAAAGTATTCTAATCAGTCGGAACCTACAAAGTCGGCAACCTGTCGGTTACAATCAAAGACAAGCGAGCACCGTGCTCGCTGACCCTTACCTTTTCAGGAAAATGACCACTTTTGATTTCTCGGCCTTCGATCAAATTTCCAACGAAATTCAGAAGGAAATCAAAGAAGCAAAATCTGCCGGACGTGTTACGGCAAATTCAGCACAGAAAATCAACGCTGAATTTTTGAAGCTTGAACAGCAGACACAGGACATTTTTAACGCTACTGTAGGATTTACCTACAAACAGTGCAGGGTGGAAGTTACGCACCCGGATAAAGTGGGCAAGCCAGCACTAGATTTCTTTAAGGCAAAATCGCCAAAATCCAGCGGCGATGATTTCACTACTGAAAAAATAAAAGCAAACTACTATTTCCGTTGCACAGTAGTGGCATTGTGCGCACAAAATAAGGGCAAGATTTCCGTTGCTGATTTGGCTTGCCTGTGGCAAGCGTTTCAACTTGGCTACTACGTCGATCCGCATAATAGGAGCACGGCAGCTGTAGCAGGGAAATTGCAATTTGATTTGGTACGCCCTGTCATTGTGAAAGGAGAGTATTTAGAAATTCCCGGCCTTGAAATTGATGATTTCGGAACACGTTATTTGCCAATGGGAAATAAAATGATCGCAGAATGGAAATCTAAGCTAACAAATACAAATCAACTGCCTAGTGCTAACAAATCGCGCAGTGTTAAAAGCAAAATAGCCGCTTGATTTGTAGCCGGGGGAGGTTAATTTCTTCCCCCTTATTTACCGGGGGTAAGGTATATTTAATTTCGCGGTCGCGGTATCCCCCCACCCAAATTTTTTTCCCCTATTCCAGCAGCAAAAACAAAATAACACCCCTCTTCGTCTTTTGACAAAACGCCCTTGGCAAATTTTTTTAGAAACGCATTCCAGCTAGATACTTACAAAATAACCTGACTTGACATGTTGCGCCGCAGTGCTAATCTTGATTTAGTTTTCTTTGTCGCATGTCATCTCAAGAGAAGCGATATGGCTGTTCAGGGCCGCTGTTTAAGTGGTTTGGGTCGAAGTGGCAGAACTCTAGATACTACCCCTCTCCGCACGCATCTAAAATTATTGAGCCATTCGGCGGGGGTGCGGGTTACAGCCTTCGCTTCAGTTATTGCGATGTAAAGCTTGCAGAGACAGATGCGCATATTTCTGAGCTTTGGGCATGGCTCATAGAAGATGCAACTCAGGAGTCCGTGTCTGAGATTCCGACTGACATTCCTGTTGGGCTTGACATTCGCATGATCCCGATGTCCAAGGGACAGCAGTTGCTTTTGAAGAACTGGCAGAGAACGAACAACGTGGGTGATTGCTGGACGATCTCGCCCTGGGGGAATATGCCCGGTCAGTGGACCGAGAACACGCGCAGAAGGGTCTCTACGGATGTGCGCTGCGTGAAGCACTGGGAATTGCACCCAGACGGCTTTGAGCTGCTTGAGTCGCCGCTCAGGGATGACTCAGAGATCACTTGGTTCATCGACCCTGTTTATATGTTTAATTACAAATACAAGATGAAAACAGAGTTTGACTATGAGCGACTGTCTAATGCTGTATGCAAATTAAAAGGGCAAGTGATTGTCTGTGAAGCAGTTTGCCCAAAAACAAACGCAGTACCGAGTTATCTACCGTTTGCATTCTTTAGAAACTCAGTTACATCAAGAAGAACCGAGGGCGCGAATACACACAGCAAAGAGTTGATGTACTACAAAGCAGCAAGTTAGCTACAAAATAAGCAGAGTTGACATATTGCGCACATAGCGATAGTCTGCACAAGCTCTCTAGTACCCGCTGAAGAGCGAGAGCACGCGCCTCATGAGGCGGTAAGGGCTCTTCAGTATTTTCTAATGCACAACTTGTGTTTTACGTGTCTCATGAGTTAAGCTTGTTGCATCCGCATGTTTCTCGTGAGCTTTTTGGGACTGATTTCCGTCGAAGCGCCTTTTTGTACGCATTGCGATACCTTGATTCCCGCCGCCTCTCTTCCGAAAGAAGAATTTGAGCCAAAGTTCTACAGATGTATTAAGTGCGGTACTGAGATGGGCGTTGAACATGAGGGCGACGGATTCTACAGCACCTATCCAGATGAAGACTGAACACCTAATTACGCGCGCGTCTTCCGAGCTTCAAGCTGGATGTTGTGGTGATCTTTTCGATCTGCTGAACTCGTAAAAATTTTTTCTTTCGTCGCATGTCAAGCAAAAAAGAGCGAATTGCCGCACTAGAGACTCTTGTTAGTGAGTTAGCAGAAGAAAATAAAGAGCTAAATGACGCAATTAATGCAATTTTGCGAGATATTCGCGATTTGCAACAATTTAAGCGTTTTGTTGAGCTGTCTCAAGCCCCAAGACACCCTAATATTCCTGTTAGCACTGCTAGTAATTGTGTCACGTGACTGAAGCACTCTCGAAACATGATTTAGTCGCGTTTTTGCAAGAGCATTTACGCCCCGATGACTTTAATCGCATATGTTATTTATCTAGAAATAAAATAAATTGTCGATTACTGTTACGCATGACTCAAAAAATTAACGATGTTGAGCATATTATCGTTACTTTCAAAGATAATAACATGATGCTTTACTTTATTCCTGACGCAATTGCTCAAAAACCGTTTCATAGCTTGACAGATGCTGATATGATCCCAGATAGCTTTGTTTTTATTGAAGATTGATGCAACAAGTTGTCTCCTCTGCGCATGTCGCCCCTGCAATTCTTGCTGCGCTTAAGCTTGATCTAAAATTTGTCAAACGTATTGAACTTGATCTTGATGTTGACAGTCTTCCTTTCTGTCGCATTGAGTTCTACCCAACACTTGAGCAGCTTGAAGACGTATCACAAGCGCTTGAAACACAAATGAAACGCTATGCCTTAGTCGAACTAGACTGTGCTCATCGCCACCCCCTTGAGCAATGAGTAGCGGGTTCCTAGTTGGGCGCAGCGCCACGGGGCGGGATAACACCGCTCAAGTCACTGATGATGGCGCCCTGAAGGTTGATATTGGCAGTGCAACCCTGAGCGTTACCGCTGACGGCGTTGAGATCAAGAACGACAGCGGCAACCCGATCCCGACACTGACGGGTCTTGAAATCCCCGCTCACGACTACATCGACTTGAGCTACACCGGCGGCAATCTGACTGGCGTGGTCTACAAGACCGGCGGATCTGGTGGTACGACCGTGGCGACCCTAACGCTGGCATATGACGGCAGCGACAATTTGACTTCGATCACCAAGAGCTGAGGGCTGACCGATGGGAACCAAGTACGTCTTTAATCCGACCACCGGCAATCTTGATGCCACCGATGTGGTGGCGTTCAATGGGGAAGTCGAGGCTGGTACCGCTGCTGCGCCCAGCATCTTTTTTACCGGCGACCCTAATACCGGCATCTATTCGCCTGGAGCAGACCAATTAGCCATCTCGACTAGTGGGCAGGGGAGGTTGTTTGTTGATGCGAATGGGAATGTTGGAATCAACGTTGCTGCAGGCGGAGCCACTGGTTTTGGGAATGGTTTTATCAAGTCAAAAGCTATTACCGGAGTACCTGGTTTATTTCTAGAAAATTCAAATGGGACAAGTTGGTGGGGCGTGTATGGAGGCAGTAGCCTTGCGGACAGCACAGCTATTGTGTATCCAGATGGCGGTTCTCTACGAATAGCTACAACAACTGGTCCAAGTGTTGCTGGCTTTAGCGAAAAACTCCGCATCACATCGGACGGGAAACTAGGTCTGGGGACTAGTAGCCCTACGCAAGCTTTAACAATCGCAGACACTACGGCTGCACAAATACACTTGCACAGTGTCGCTCCAGCAATTCGCCTCTCTAGTGATACTACTGGAGGCAACGCTGCAAACCGAGCTTTTTTTGGTTTGTCGACAGCCGCCAACGGATTTATCAACGGATCAGCGTTAAATGATCTTTGTATAGTTGGCACGTCAGGAGGGAAAGTTCTGTTTGGTCAGGGTAATACTGCGGCAATGGTTATTACCTCGGCAGGCCGCGTAGGGATTGGCACTAATGCGCCTGCACACAAGTTTGTTGTCGAAGATACTTCTGTTAAGCCAGTCATTGCACTCATCGGACCATCAAACGATGCCGTCAACTTATATTTTGGAGATTCTGAGAATAATGGCATTGGAAGAATTACGTACAATAATGCCAATGATTCACTAGCGTTTACCGCCAACGCCATAGAACGCGCCCGCATCGACAACATCGGCACATTCCGCGTCAAAGGTAGTGGCGTTGCTGGCATATCAGATGCTGTTCAACTGAATGGTTCAGCACCACCAAATAGCTTGCTTCTAGATGCCAGCGGACGCTTAGGTCTGGGGACTAGTGGCCCTGGCTATAAGCTGCATGTTGATGGCGGTAATGGTGTAGGCGCAACGCAAGCTTATTTTGGTTCTGCTTCTGGGTTTTGGCGGATTGTAAATGCCGGACCTACAACTACTCGCGCAAATCTTGGAGCTTTTAATTCATCAGGAGTAGAGACAATACGCTTTGACCCTGCGGGTGCGTCTTGGATCACTGGCGGGGCATTGGGGATTGGCACTACTACGGCTAGCGAGAAGTTGCAGATTGAGGATCCTACCGCCGCAAAGATCAAAATCAACAAGCAGTTCTACTCTGGACTCCAGATCGGTCAAAACAGCGATCAAACGTCAGAGATCAATCAAGTAACAACTGCTGACTTGTTGTTCAAGATTGCCAATACAGAAGCTTTCCGAGTCGATACGTCTCGGCGCCTTTTAGTTGGCACGGCTTCAGACTCTGGCGGCGCACTCTTACAGGTGAACGGTAATCGCATTAGAATTGCGACTGCAAAAACACCGGCATCGGCTACCGATACTGGAACCGCCGGAGAAATTTGCTGGGATGCGGATTACGTCTACGTTTGCACTGCAACAAATACATGGAAGCGGACTGCAATCGCTACTTGGTGAGACCTCGTAGTCCTACTCACTAAACACCTATGACCAATTCCGAAGCCTGGAAGGAATACTGCGAAGCTAGCCTCGACCTGAGCAATCAGGAGGATGTTGGCGAAGAACTGGACGAAGATGAACGCCGCTTCAAAGCCTGTCTTGAGCAGATCCGCAACCTTACTCGTGCAGATTTCGTTAGACTGATGGGTGAAGAATGGCTTGAAGATTATCGCCGCCAGTTCCAGTAGTCACCTTCTCTAAAAGGGTGGGCAGCCGACCCTTCCCAACTGGCTGCAACCCAATTACTCTGTACCAGTCTGGTTCTTCATCATGGCCACCACCTTTACGTGGGGTATTAACACCCTTGAGCGCGAAACCGACGACGGCTTTGTGTTCACCGCCCACTACACCGTCGATGCCAAAGACGACACCTATTCCGCAGGCGCCTACGGCAGCGTTGGTTTTCAGCGCCCCGACAACCTGATTCCTTACGCCGACCTTACGGAAGACACCGTGATCGGCTGGGTCAAGGAAGCCCTCGGCGGCGACGAAAAAGTCGCTGAAATCGAGGCTGCCCTCCAAGCTCAAATCGACGAGCAACGCGCACCGTCGAAAGCTGCTGGCGTGCCTTGGGGCTGACTCACTAGACTGGGTGTAGGTTTAATCCTGCCATGTCGGTTCAGCCTGGCCAGCACAACATCACGGTGCAGCGCCGGGCTGATTACGACCTGCAACTGCAGTTCAAAGACTCTGCTGGCGTTTGCATTGACCTTACCGGCTGGACAGCCTACGCGCAGGTGTGGGATCGCGGCCGCACGACTAAATACGCCGACTTTGCAGTTACCTACATTGACCGCGCAACTGGCCAGATCAGAATTGCGCTAACTGACGCGCAGACAGCAACATTGCCAGACGAAGCATATTACGACGTACTGCTGGAGGACACTGCCGGGTTGCGTAATTATTACCTAGAAGGCGTTGCATACGTGTCTGAAGGTTACACAGCGCCATGAGCATTGCAACTGTTGTTGTTACTGAAGCACAGTATTCCGTTGTCATCAGTGATAACGGTGGCACCACAACAGTTGTTACACCACCAACTGCAGTCAGCCTGACGATTTCAACGCCAGGCCCCGCTGGTCCGCCTGGCCCTGGTGTTCCGGTCGGCGGTGTTGTCGGTGATCTGTTAAGCAAAAGCAGCGCCACTAACTACGACACGGAGTGGACATCGACACCCGAGGTTGATGCACTGCAGTTTGATCTTGTTGCTGCTGTTGACGTTGCACAAGGCCAGCTTGCCTGGAATGCAGACGAGCAGACGCTAGATCTCGGCAAGCCCAATGGCGTTGTGCTGCAGGTTGGCAGCGAGCAGCTGATGCTCTGCCGCAACAGTACCGCCAGCGAGATTCCCAACGGCACCGCTGTGCGCTTCGCTGGCACGCTCGGCAACAGTGGCCGACTGTTAGTAGCGCCAATGATCGCTGACGGCAGCCTGCCAGGTTATGTGTTCTTTGGTGTCACCACGCAGGCAATCGACCCCGGCGAGGACGGCTTTGTCACCACCTTCGGCAAGGTGCGGAAAGTGGATACCCGCGATTTTGAGGAAGGCGACATTCTCTGGTGCGATCCCTCTACACCCGGCGGGCTGATCAATGTTGAGCCGGCAGCACCAAACTTGAAGCTGCCAGTCGCTGCGGTGATTAGCAAGGCCACGAACGGCATCTTGATGGTGCGCACCGACACAGGCCGCCGTCTGATGGACCTGCACGATGTAGAGGCCAACGGCGGCAAGTCTGATGGCGACGTGTTGACGTGGGTTGCAGCGAACAGTAGGTGGGAAGCAGCTACATCTAGCGGGTTGCCCACAGGTGGAGACCCAGGGAACATCCTGCTGAAGCAGACAAACGCAAATTACGACGCAGACTGGGTGGCTACAGTAGATGGAGGAACGTTTAACTAGCCCTCATGGCTCGCTTACAGCTCAGGAGAGGTCTTAAGGCCAACCTTCCAACTACCGGGATGCTGGCTGGCGAGCCGCATGTGACCACAGATCGCGGCACGCTTCACGTCGCTACTGATGCCACCACCAAGCTGCCGGTGGTTCCTGCGATTGACGATCTGACCACACTGAGCGCAGTTAGCGGTGCTGATGATCTGTTGATCATGCACGATGCCAGCGAGGCATCGGCACAAAAAGAGAAAAAGATCACTTTTAACGCCTTCAAGACTGCGCTGAACATCCCCACAGCCAGCACCGACGAATTGGTTGCCGTGGTGAGTGGCGGCACCGCCGGCTACATCTACGGCACTGATGGCACGGATGGCGTGATTCGTCTGAATAGTTCTTTGAGTTGGACGAAAGATGCGGGCAATGGCTTTGTCACCATTGCAGTTGATACCGTAGACGGCGGCACTTTCTGATGGCACGTATCGCCAAGATCCTGCTGCGTACTGGCACGTCTGCACCTAGTGCAGGCGATTTTGAGGTGTCCGAGCCCGCTTGGGATAAAACCAACAGCAAGCTCTACATCAAGAACTCCGCCGGCACGATGGTGGAGATCGCTGGTGGCGGTGGAGGCGGGATTAGTGACGGCGACAAAGGTGACATTGTTGTGTCATCCAGTGGCACAGTGTGGACACTGGAAGCAATCAGCCAAGATATTGACAACACAGCCACCGGATATTTTGCGCTACCAAGCGGCACCACCGCACAACGCCCCGGAACACCCGCTAACGGCCATCAGCGCTATAACTCCACACTTGGCGCGATGGAGACCTATGTTCAAGGCCAGTGGCAGGTGATCGCAAACACCACCTTGGATTATGGTTTGATCACAACAGCAGCCGCAACTACTTTTGATTACGGGAGCCTGAGCTGATGTCCACTCAAGTCCAGATACGTCGCGGCACCACAGCAGAACACAGCACGTTTACTGGCGCTGAAGGTGAACTGACTGTAGATACCACACTGGACACTGTTGTTGTTCACGACGGCTCTACTGCTGGCGGCAATCCGCTTGTCACCCCGAGTGCTTCACAAACGCTCACCAACAAGACGATTGGCGACCTCACCGAGACCGTCTATACCATTACCGATGGCGCCAGCGTTGATCTCGACCCAGCTAACGGCCCCATCCAGACCTGGACACTTGGTGCTAATCGGACTGCAACAGCGACTAACTTCGCTGCTGGTGAATCCATGATGGTCATGGTGGCAGATGGCACCGCCTACACCTTGACTTGGCCGACGATGACTTGGGTGGGTGATAGTGCGCCTACGCTCGCCACCTCCGGCTATAGCGTCATTGAGCTTTGGAAAGTTGGCAGCACGCTGTATGGCGCCCACGTTGGAGATGTGGCATGAGAAATCATTTCCTTAGGGCCGCTGCTGGCGGTGGCGTTGAAATTGTCACATCAAACTTGATTTTGCGTCTTGACGCTGGAGACCCCACATCATATCCCGGTTCTGGTACGACTTGGTACGATTTGAGTGGTGAAGGGAATGATGGAACTCTTGTGAATGGACCCACTTATAGTTCTGATAATGGTGGCGCCATTGTTTTTGATGGAACCAATGACTATATCCAACTACCAACCAATTCAGATTTAACATTTACTGGTAACTTTTCATATGAAACTTGGCTGTGGACCGATATCCAAGGGCAATCAAGGACAGTTTGGTCTCTCCCGAACGATCAGGCATTTCAATTCGATAGCAGCACTGTAAATCCACGGATCATTTATTATTCTTCGCAGACAGGTAGCAGGTATTTTGGTGCCTTGAGTAATGGTGCATGGGGTCATTTTGTACTTACGAAGTCTGGTAATACTCTCACTGGATACCTAAACGCATCGCAATCATGGACTACCACTCCTGGTAGCAGTGCTACTCACAATTTCTCTGGATCTCGTATTGGATATAGAACTCTTAGCCCAGCAGGATTTTACTGGGATGGCAGAATGCCTGTTATCCACGTCTATGGAGGAAAAGCACTGACAGCAGCAGAAATCCAACAAAACTACGATGCACTCAAAACTCGTTACGGACTGTCCTGATTACCATGGCCTACCTCCTTCTCGACACTCAAGGCGCTGTCGCCAAGTATCCTGCCAGTTTCGCGGATGTACGCAAGGCAAGCCCGAACGTCTCGTTCCCGCGTAACCCCTCCGACGAGGTGCTCCATCCCTACGGCTGGCGCCCTGTCATCAAATCCCCCGAGCCCGCCTACGACGATTTCCATCAACAGCTCACGGAAGGTATACCCACCGAGATCGTGCCTGGCCAATGGGAGCAGACGTGGCAAATCACCGAGATTCCCGCTGATCAACTCCCGCTCCGCTGCGACTACCAAGCCTTCTGGGATGCGCTCATCGCTGCACCCGTCTATCAAGTCATCCGCGCACAAGCGACCACCGACTTGGCAGTCAACACCTGCTGCACCGAATTTATCGCAGCAATGACCGATGCGAAGTCTGGTCGCCCCAACAAGGATGCGCTGCAGATGTGTATCACGCTCCTTATGCAGTCACTTTCGCTTACTGCAGATCAAATTGCAGAGCTGCAAAGCATCCTTACGGTAGGCAACTTGGACCGCATCTATACACTCGTGCAGGACCTCGTAGCCTCGTGACTAATTTCCCCCCGCTGGGGCAAGTAGTCATTACCGCTAAAATGCTTGGCTTGTTAAAGGAAAATCGATTTTTCTTTAATAGAGAGCACTACTATTAAAGGCTGGGGGTCGGTAGTCCATTGGTAAGGACAGGCGGACAACGCACTCGGAAAGTCGGTTCGGTTCCGGCACGACCCTTGGCACAGTCTTCCACTTCTATGTCTAGCCCAACCGTTATGGAGATCATCGAGCTGTATGACTCCCTGCCTGCAGAAGATGACGGCATGGTGACTTTTGCTCGCGCCGTGCTGGCTAAGTGGGGCAACACCTGCCCGTACATCGTCAGCAGCGACGAAGGCACCAGTTACTGCAGGCTTGCCGAGCAGTCGTAGTCACCTTCGCTACTTGCTCGGCGACTTGCTCGGTGAATCCCTAGACCTCGCCCCTCTCGACGCCCGCGTGTCCACGCTGATGAGCGATCTCGCGGCGGCGATACCCTGAGCGAAGCATAGAAGTGTCCCCGACTTTTATGCCTAGCCAAAGCATAAAAATCGGCTTACCATTCGGCTAAACGGCTATGGACCGCCACACCTTCAAAAACTGGATCAAGGTGATGCACGCTTTGGAGGAGGCAGGCAAGACAGACTGTTACATTTATTATCGAGCAAAATCAATTGTAAGCGGCGGCTCGGATCCTGGGCCGTTTGGCAAGCTTCTACAGCGGGGACTCAATGGCGACCAAGCGTGAGCAGGTTCTGGCGGCTATCGCGACAGCGTTAACCGGAACTGCTGGGGTGGGCAACAGGATCTATCGCAGCAGGGTGACCGCGATGCAACGCGCGGAATCACCTGCAATCATTATTGAGCCTATTTCAGATACGCCGTCGCAGAACACAAGCCTGCCAACGCTGGATTGGCGATTTCGTGTTCGCATCATCGTGATCGTTCGCGGCGATGTACCTGATCAGCTTGCGGATCCGATCATTGAAAGCATGCACGCCAAGATGGTCGCTGATCTGACGCTTGGTGGTCTTGCGATCGATGTTCAACCGGATGAAGTGTCGTTCAACATGGTGGACGGCGATCAACCGGCTGGCGTAATTTACAATGATTATATTGTTCAATACAGAACAACTGTTGCCAGCTTGGCGACGTAAAGTCTGATAAGCCACCCGATTTACAGTGATTGATGAGTTTCAAGGGCAAGGTGGCTCGTACATCCTTGACCCCGAGACAGGCGTTCGCACTCTTGTTTCACGAACGCTGCCACCTGAACGACCAGAGGTAATTTCCAATGCCCCTTCTAACTCGGAAACGCCTGATTCTCCTGGAATCGGAAGGCACTTACGGGACGGATCCGACTCCAGACGGCGCCGACGCCATTCTGGTGAGGGATTTGAACATCACTCCCCTGCAGAGTGATGTCGTAAGCCGCGACCTTGTGCGCCCTTATCTGGGTGCATCTGAGCAGCTCCTGGCCAACACTCGCGTTGAATGCACCTTTAGCGTTGAGCTTGCTGGTTCTGGTACTGCTGGCACCGCTCCTCGCTATGGCAAGGCTCTGCTTGCTTGCGGCATGAGTGAGACCATTTCTGCTGGTACTAGTGCAACTTATGCGCCTGTTAGCTCCAGCTTCGGTAGCTGCACCATCTATTACAACATTGATGGCGTGCTGCATAAGGTGACCGGTGCTCGCGGTACTTTCACGCTGAACATGGCAGTCGGTGAAATCCCTTCTATTGATTTCACTTTCACTGGTGTGTATAACGCACCGACTGATACCGCTGCTCCCTCTGTCACCTACGCGGACCAAGCAACGCCTGTGATCGCCAAGCAGGGCAACACGACCGGCTTCGAGCTGCTGTCCTATAGCGGCTGCCTCCAGTCGGTGACTTTCGACGTCGGCAACACTCTT